GCTGTTTCAAGTTTTGGGGGCGATGCGGCCGCCAATGACTGGCGTGTAAGATTAAGTTTGGCCAACTGGACTAGCTTCAAAGGTAGCCCTGTGTTAAAACCATTAAAAGACGCTGGTGGACTCATTTTCCCTTATACTCCAGAAATAACAATACAAAGTAGTGCTTCATATAGCAAAATTGATACGGTACACAACAACTATACCTTTCAATCATTCAAAAGTAGCGACCCTGGATCGATAACAATTACTGCACCATTCAACGTTGAAGATGCTACACAAGGATTATACTGGATTGCCGCGGTTCATTATTTACGTAGCCTTACCAAAATGTTTGTTGGAAATGATCCAAAGGCTGGAAATCCTCCTCCTGTGGTATTCTTAAACGGGTATGGTAACTATGTTTTTAAGAATGTTCCAGTAGTAGTAACACAAATGTCAGTGTCATTAAATTCACAATGCGATTACATTGGCGTTAATGTAGTAGGAAGTGCCGCAGGAGAAATACAAGGTATTGCAGGAGGCATAGGCGGCCTTGCAGATACCATAGGCGGATTTGGAGATCCAGGAGGACTACTGTCCAGTGTAGCTGGTGGTATAAGTAGTGTAGCTGGAGCAGTTGGTAATATTGCTGGAGTTGCAGGATCGCTAGGCCTAGGAGGGCAAACTAGTGGTGGTGTAACACACGTACCAACTAAAAGTAGCTTTACTGTAACACTAGCACCTATCTATAGTAGAAATAGTGCTAAGAATTTTAGTCTTGATAGATTTGTTCAAGGCGGTTATCTAAACAGCCCATTCGGATACATTTAACATGGCCAACTATTCAAACACAAGTCCTTGGTATACTACAGAAGTCACAAATAATTATTTGGACGTACTGGCTATTCGACCTGTCAGTGCATCTGCAGACGATATTTTATATACAATAGATGCAAAATTTGCCTATCGCCCAGATTTATTAGCATTTGCTTTGTACGGAAATTCTAGCCTATGGTGGGTCTTTATGCAACGTAATATGGACGTACTTCAAGATCCTGTTTTAGATTTTGCTCCAGGCACACAAATTTATCTTTGCAAACTAAGTGAATTAACATCTGCGTTAGGACTATAACATGAGTGACTTTTCAAACCTAGTTGACTCTGCAACTACTTCAGTATCTAATGCCGCATCATCTGCTGTAGATTTTGTTAGTTCTGGAGTAGCAGGTGGATTATCTGCCATAGCAGGCGCTGCCGGTGGACTTGTTTCCTCGCTTACGTCAGGCATTAAACCATTAAGTGGAATCAAATTACCTTTAGCTAATCCTTTATTTGCCTATGCTAGTTACGATTATATTTTAGGCATTGCATCTATTACTAATGAACAGTTGAATAATCCAGATAAAGGTTATATGGGTAACACTTCCAAGTTTGATTGGATTTGTAAATCAGCTAACATAGATCCCGGCAACCGAGTACAAACTGCCTTTGGAAAATTTGATTTCTATATAGACAAATTAGAAATTAATTCTAGCATGGGCATGGAGGGTAACAGTTCGTCAAACATGCTGAACATGTCGTTTGATATCATCGAGCCTTACAGTATGGGTATTTTTTTAATGGCAATTGAAGAAGCCGCTTGGAAAAATAAGCATGACAATTATACAATGGCTCCGTATTTGTTAACTATTGATTTTAGAGGCAACACAGAAACAGGAAAAATTTCCACTATACCTCAAACTAGTAGAAAGATTCCTTTCAAATTTTTGAATATCGAAATGACAGTGAACGAACACGGGTCAGTTTATCATTGCGAATGTACAGCAGCCAACGGAGAAGCACACAGCGCACACAACAGTGAAATAAAAACTGATGTAAGTGTAAAAGGTATTACTGTACAAGAAGTTTTGCAAACAGGAGAAAAAAGTTTGCAAGTGGTTATCAATCAACGACTAAAAGATCAAGTAAAAAAAGGTATTGTAAAAACTCCTGATCAAATTTTTATTCTTTTTCCCAAAGATATTTCTTCTTCGGCAGCTGGATCAACACAGTCAAAGGGTGAAAATTCGTCTGGAGCAACTATATCTACATCAACAATGTCTGCAATCACACAGCAATTACATTTGGTGCAAAGCAAAGTTCCAGGCAACAATACATTTGTACAAGATCCTGCCAATGTGAACGAACTTGGCAAAGCCAAAATGGGATTTAGCGACACTAGAAAAGGTGATGCACCTGTGGGCAAAGACAACAAGGTAATTGACAGTAAAGGCAATGTTATACGCAGTAACAATACTGTAGATCCTAAAATTAGTGACATTAGGTTTAGCCAAGATACTGATATACCAACAGCAATAAATCAAGTATTGTTAAACAGCGAATATGCATCCAGCGCACTAGGCGAAGCACAAGTAACTAAAGACGGTATGAAAGTGTGGTGGAGAATTGACACACAAGTTTTTATTGTCAGCGATAATTCTAATGAAAAAACTACAGGTAGACAACCTAGAATTATAGTGTACAGGGTAGTGCCCTATGAAGTACATTCTACTAAACTTATGGCACCTAATACAAAAGCTTCAGGGTTTACTGAACTTAAAAAACAAATTGTTAAAGAATACAATTACATCTATACTGGAAAAAACGTTGATGTTATAAGATTTAATTTAAGTTTCAAAACTTCTTTTGCAGCCATAATGGGAGCAACGGCAATAGATCAAACAGCCGATGCAAAATTAGCCGACTCAGACAGTGCCGCAGAACCTAAATTAAATAATTCTAATCCTTTGCCAGATGGACAAAAAGCTCAAAAAGGAACAGTTCCGTCACAAGTTAGATATACTGGCACTAAAACAAAATCAGATAACAAAGGCGGCGGTGGACTTGAAACTCCTAATACCCGTGCGGCTAGACTATTTCACGATGCTGTAAATGATCAGTCAGCCATGCAACAGTTAGAGATGGACATAATAGGCGATCCTTACTATATTGCACAAAGTGGCAACGGCAATTATACAGCTAAACCAAGTCAATACAAAAATCTCAATAGTGATATGACTATTAATCATCAAAATGGAGAAGTGCATATCGTTATTAATTTTAGAACACCAGTTGATTTGAATCAAGCTACTGGTTTATATGACTTTGGAAAAAGTACAAAGAGCGCACCTGTATTAATGTGGAGTGGATTTTATCATCTATTAACTGTTACAAGCAAATTTGCTGGCGGACAATTTACACAAACGCTTAAAGGCAATCGTGTACCAAGTCAGGAATTCAAAGGTACCGGTTCTGCATCAAATACATTTAACGTTAACGTTCCAGAAAAAGCCAAAGTACAGGAACCATCTAAATGATGAATGAAGATTATTCCTCACAAGGAACGGAACCAAAACCAGGCCCGTTTTTAGCAAAGGTTGTCAGCAATCTTGATCCTACCTACATGGGTATCCTTGAAGTTGAAATTTTAAGACCCGTAGGATCAACTGATAGTGAAACACAACTACATCAAGTAAAATATCTAAGTCCTTTTTATGGCGTAACCAGTGTAGATTTTACTGGACCTAATAATGATTATCAGGATACACAAAAAAGTTACGGCATGTGGATGGTACCACCTGATGTAGGTACTATTGTCATGATAATGTTTGTCAACGGAGATCCTAAGCGAGGTTACTGGTTAGGGTGTGTAATTGATGACACAATGAATTTTATGATTCCAGGTTTGGCTGCCACACAACAAGTAGTGGGCGGTGCAATAGACACCAATTACGGCAGTGCTAGTCGAGTGCCAACTTCTGAATATAACAAAGCGGCTCCAGACAGTGCCACTACAGGAGATCCTGAAAAAAATCTCAAACCCGTTCATCCCTTTGCACAGATACTAAAAAACCAAGGATTGTTGTTAGATGACATTCGTGGAATTACTACCAGCAGTGCTAGAAGAGAAAGTCCTAGTATGGTATTTGGTATTAGCACTCCTGGCCCAACAGATAAGCAAACAGATGCAAAACGTGCAGACGTTGGTAAAGCAGAGTGGAAAAGATTAAATGCTCCAGTAAGTAGGCTGGGCGGTAGTACATTTGTTATGTATGATGGAGATGCCAACTGGCTTAGAAAAAAAGCTCCTACGGATGGTCCTCCAGAATACGCCAGTATTGATAATGGTGATACAGACGGCGATGTTACAAAACCTGCCAACGAACTAATTAGGTTACGTACAAGAACTGGTCATCAGATATTAATGCATAATACTGAGGATTTAATTTATATTACCAATAGTCGAGGCACTGCTTGGATAGAATTAACCAGTGATGGTAAAATAGATATCTATGCTCAGGACAGCGTAAGTGTTCATTCTAGTAACGACTTAAATTTTTATGCTGATCGAGACATTAATTTTGAAGCAGGCCGCAACGTTAATATCAAAGCCGCAGAAAGATTTCAATCAGAGTCGGGCAAAGATTATAATGTGATTGTCGGAGGCGATGGCAAACTTACTATTACTGGAAAATATGATGTTCATACTGGCTCTAGTAACAAATTTACATCAGGCGGAGATACGCATATCATGGCAGCCAATACTGCCATCGATGGCGGTAACATTAATTTTAATTCAGGTGTTGCAACCAGCGCAGCCAGTGCAACTGCATTGTCTACCATAGACAATCCAACAGAAACTGACGGTACAACAATTACAAGTATAATGGCTCGAATACCAACTACAGAACCTTATCCGCACCATGAAAATCTAGATGGGTCTTTGTTTAAGCCTGATGCTACTGATAGGGAAAAAGCCTCAGCTATCAGTGTTCCAAAATCTTGGAAAACATATACATCTTCGTCAGATACCTTCTTAAAAGGAAACAATTGATATGACCATTTATACTGTTCCACAATTACCACAAAATCAACCTAACAGCCCTGTCAAAACACAGTTCTACAGGGGCTTCAGTACTGTTAGCAAAGATACACAAAATTATGCACTATACGATTTTGCACTTATCAAGCAAGACTTGTTGAATAATTTCTTTGTAAGAAAAGGTGAACGTTTGATGCAACCTGAGTTTGGATCTATAATCTGGGATCTACTGTTTGAGCCATTGACACCTGATGTACAAAATGCAATATTAGAAAATGTTAACGAGATTTTTAACAGTGATCCTCGTGTTCAGGCAACAAATATTTTAGTTACACCTTATGATAATGGCATACAAATACAATGTGATTTGAAATATTTTCTATACAATTTGCAAGAATCTATACAATTGAAATTTGATCAAGACAACGGTCTGCTAGGTCCGGCATAAAATACGCACTTAATTTGTTTCAATAAATACAAGTACTAGGAAAAAATAATGAGTTCAACGGACAGACAAAATAATTTATTAGTGTCAGAAAATTGGCAAAAAATCTATCAATCTTTCAAGAATGCCGATTTTCAAAGCTATGACTTTGAAAATTTACGTCGTACAATGATTGAATATGTCCGTACAAATTTTCCTGAAGATTTTAATGACTATATTGAGTCTAGTGAATACCTTGCCCTAATAGATCTTATAGCATTTGTTGGTCAAAGTATAGCGTTCCGTGTGGACTTGAACGCCCGCGAGAACTTTTTAGAGTTAGCAGAACGCAGAGAAAGTGTACTACGCTTATCTCGTATGATTAACTACACTGCCCATAGAAACGTTCCAGCAAACGGCCTACTAAAATTCAGTGCAATCAGCACAACAGAAACAGTGTTTGATAGCAATGGCAGGAATCTATCAGGACAATATGTTACTTGGAATGATCCTAGTAATTCTAATTGGCACAATCAGTTTATTTCAGTATTAAATGCCGCATTGCCATCTACTCATCAATTTGGAAATCCTATAGATTCTGCTACGATTTACGGAGTTCCTACAGCACAATATAGATTTAATTCTAATCCAACAGAAGTGCCTGTTTATCCTTTTACAAAAAATATTGCTGGTCGTAGTATGAATTTTGAAATCACCAGTACTACATTCAAAAATCAAACTTACATATACGAAGAGCCTCCTAAAATAGGAAACGCCTTGGCATTTATATACTCTGATGACGGACATAGTGCAAGTAGTCCAGGCACTGGATTCTTTTTTAATTTTGTGCAGGGTACTCTAAATCAAAGTACATTTACAATAACAAATCCAACAG